TTGTTTTTGTTTATCATATACATACTATATTATAGGAAAAAGACCCAATTGTCAACAAAATAATCCCGAAAATATGAAGAAAATTACACTTTTTTTACTTTGTTCTCTTTTTGTTCTCGTTTCTTGTTCAAAAAACATTGAAAAATGCGTGTTTTTTGATTTTAAAGACGAATCAATAAAAAATTATGCGAAAAATTTGTCTGGAAACGAAATTTATGCCCATATTCGTTGTAATTTTTAAGGATAAATATAATTATGAATAATAATATAGAATATTGTCTAAATTGCGGACACGAATCGCATTGTGGCGAAAAATGTTTACAAGATTACGGAGAATCAGAAAAAACCGTTTGTTGTAGTCATTGTCGTTGCCCAAATGACGAAAAAATCCAACCTTTAGACATTGAATCATTTAATGGAGCATAATAATGGCAAAAATGAGAAACTTTAAGTTTACAAAAGAAGATAACGAAGTACAAACAATAGAATCAAGTTCATTTAAGAAGGCAGTTAAGTCTTTTCAAAATCAAGTAAAACAAAAATTGGTATATGTTGAATGGATTAGTAAAAAAGGTTTGGAAATGACTAAATGGCAAAAATTACCATTAGGTCGGGAAAAGAGGTTAAGTAAATAATGAGTAATATTGATAATTTAGTAGAACAGTTAGGAAAATTAACAGTAGTTGAAGCAGGTGAGTTATCCAAGAAATTGGAAAAGGCTTGGAACCTTAATTTAAGTGAATTAACAGCAGGTGCTCAACCAGCACCAATAGTAAAAGAAGAAAGTGCTACTGTTGATGTACTATTAACAGGATTTGCAAGTGATAAAAAAATTAGTGTTATTAAGGCAGTTAGAGGATTTAAAGATATGGGATTACTTGAAGCAAAGAATTTTGTTGAAGGTAGTATAGAAACTCCTGGTGAGATAAAATCAACTATTGAAAAGTCAGAAGCTGAAAAAATCAAATCTGAAATTGAAGCAGCTGGCGGGAAAGTAGAAATTAAGTAATGCCAGCAGTTAGTAGAAAAGGCGATACTTTAAGCACAGGACATATTTGTACAGGTACAACAACACTTGATACACCTGGACAAGGTACGGTTTTTGCAAATAGTATCTTAATAGCAAGAATTACTGATCCTACGGTATCACACCCTTTTCCACCATCACCACCTTGTGCGCCTCACGTGGCAAAAGTTAATGTTGGTAGTTCTACGGTATTTGTATGTGGTTTAAACATTGCTAGACTTGGAGATAGTACAGACGCAGGCGCTATGACGCAAGGTTCTGGAAATGTATTTGCAGGCGGTTAGTTAAAACTATATAAATATAAGAGATATGTCAAACTATGATGCTAGTACAACCAATAACTCTAAAAGAGCAAATAGAATCTATAAAGATTTAGATTTAAACTTTGGTCGTAACCCTATTACAAATGATGTTAATAAACTGACAGATATAGAGGCAGTTAAGAGAAGTGTTAGAAATTTGATTAACACAAATCATTATGAGAGACCTTTTCATCCTGAAATAGGAAGTGATGTTAGAGCAATGTTATTTGAACCAATGACACCATTAACTGCTCTAAATTTACAAAGAAAGGTTGCTGAAGTATTAAACAATTTTGAACCAAGAATTAATTTACAACAAGTTTTAGCAAATCCTGATTTGGATAGAAATAGTTATGCGTTAAAAATTATGTTTTATGTTGTTGGATCAAATCAACCAGTAGAAGTAGAAACATTTTTAGAAAGATTAAGATAATATGGCAAGTAATAAATTCGTAGTATCAGATTTAGATTTTGACACAATCAAAGCAAATTTAAAATCATTCTTACAAGATCAACCAGAGTTTTCAGATTATAATTTTGAAGGTTCAGGTTTTGCTGTCTTGTTAGACACATTAGCATACAACACACACTATTTAGGATTTAATGCTAATATGGTTGCAAATGAAATGTACCTTGACTCTGCTGATGTTAGAAAAAATGTAGTGTCATTAGCAAAGATGTTAGGATATACTCCTTCTTCAGCAAAATCACCTACTGCTGTTGTTGACATAACATTAAACAATGCTACTGGATCCACGGTTACTATGGATAAAGGAACATCATTTTCAGCAACAATAGATAATACAGAATATAATTTTGTAACTAATGAAGATATAGCAATGGCACCACAAGATGGTGTTTATAAATTTTCAAATGTAACTTTATATGAAGGTACTTTGGTAAACTTTAAATATACGGTTGATAGTACAGATGTTGACCAAAGATTTATAATTCCTAATATAAATGCTGATACATCTACTTTAAAAGTAACTGTACAAACTTCTATTAGTGATACAACGCAAAGTATTTACACATTAGCGTCTGGATTAAAATCTTTAGACAATACATCAAAGGCATATTTTTTATCAGAAACAGATACAGGTAAATTTGAAGTTTACTTTGGAGATGATATACTAGGTAAAAAATTAGCAGATGGTAATATCGTAACTTTAGAATATATAGTTTCAAATTTAGAAGACGCAAACGGTACAACAAACTTTGTAGCAAAAGGTTCAGTAGGTGGATTTTCAGATGTAACTGTTGTAACTAAAACAGCAGCAGAAGGTGGTTCTATTCCAGAAACAAAAGAATCAATTAGATTTAATGCACCTTTACAATATACATCACAAGACAGAGCAGTTACTACAACTGATTACGAAACTTTAGTTAAATCAATTTATCCTAATGCAACTTCTATAAGTGCTTGGGGTGGTGAAGATGATGAAACACCTATTTACGGTGTTGTTAAGATTGCAGTCAAAGGTCAGTCAGGTGTTCCTTTAACTAATTCTACAAAATTAGATATAGTAACAAAATTAAAATCTTATAATGTTGCTTCTGTTAGACCAGAAATAGTTGACCCTATTATTACATCAATTATTTTAGTTGTTAATGCTAAGTTTGATAAAAAATCAACTGCTAAAACTTCAGACACTTTAAAGTCAGAAATTGTGGACGCAATAACAGATTACAATAAAAATACTTTAACAGCATTTGACGGTGTGTTTAGATACTCTAAAGTTATGGGTATAATTGATGATGTAGATAATTCTATTTTATCCAATATTACAACCGTTAAAATTAGAAAAAACTTTACACCAACTTTAAGTTCATCTACAAAATACGATATTTACTTTAGAAACGCAATTTACAATCCACATTCAGGACACGAAGCAGTAGTGTCATCTACTGGATTTAAAATATCTGGTAATGATAATGAAATGTTTTTAGATGATGATGGTATGGGAAATGTTAGAGTTTATTATCTTGTAAGTGGTATAAAAACGGTACAAAATGCTACACAAGGAACAATTGATTATGCTACAGGACAAATTACTATTAATTCTTTAGACATTGCTTCTATCTCTAATATTAGAGGTTCTGTTTCTACTGTAATTGAGGTAACTGCTTCTCCTAGTTCAAATGATGTTGTACCTGTAAGAGATCAAATTTTAGAAATAGATGTTTCTAATTCTATTGTAAATGTTTCTGAAGATACCTTTGTAGGTGGTTCTTCCGAGGCAGGAGTAGGATACACAACAACATCAAGTTACTAATGCAATGGCAAAGTTTAATGATAAAATTTCAACGCTCATTAATAGTCAATTACCCGATTTCGTAGTTGATGACCACCCACAGTTCGTTCAATTTTTAAAAACTTATTTTCAATTTATGGAATCTGCTATGTTGCAGGTTACAAGTGTTGAAAATACAGATGGTATAACTTTAGAAAATGAAACTGGTTTAGCAAATAATTTATTGTTAGATGGTTCAAAAATAACTTCAGAAAGAACACAATTAGACGCTGATGATAAAATAATATATGAAGATTCTTCTTATGGTAAATTTTCAGTTGGCGAAACTATTACAGGTCTTACATCAAAGGCAACGGCAACAGTTCTTGCTGTAGATTTAACAAATAATAAAATTTTTATATCAGCACAAGACAAGTTTGGTTTAAATGAAATTATAGTAGGTAATGATACAAATGCTCAAGCAGTAATTAATGATTATCGTCCTAATCCTGTATCAACGGTTCAGGATTTAACAAACTTTAGAGATCCAGATAAAGTTATATCAAACTTCTTAACAAAATTTAGAGATGAGTTTCTAAAAACAATACCTGAAAATTTAGCAATAGGATTAGACAAAAGAAATTTAATTAAAAATATTAAATCA